AAGAGTAAGTCTCTTGTAGGTATTATGGACAAATTACACCATGCTAAGTATAGATATGGGTTCACAGGTACTTTAGATGGCACACAGACCCATAAGTGGGTCTTAGAGGGACTGTTTGGTCCATCATACAAGGTCACTCAAACTAAGAAATTGATTGATCAGGGTCATCTTGCCACACTTGACATTCAATGCCTTGTTCTAAAGTACAAACCAAAGAAGTTTGATACTTATGAAGATGAGATTCAATTCTTAATTGGTCATGAGAGAAGAAACAATTTTATCACCAACCTTGCTTTAGATTTGAAAGGCAATTCTCTTATCTTGTATAGCAGAGTAGAAGCACATGGTGCCATACTTTATGATTTGATAAATAAAAAAGTCACAGAAGGAAGAAAAGTTTTCTTCATTCATGGTGGTGTAGATGCTGAAGACAGAGAACAAGTAAGGGAAATTACAGAGCAGCAGAATGATGCAATCATTGTTGCTTCTTATGGAACATTCAGTACAGGAATCAATATCAAGAATCTACACAATGTAATCTTTGCCTCTCCATCCAAATCTCGTATTCGCAACTTACAGAGTATTGGTAGAGTCCTAAGAAAAGGCAAAAACAAAGTGAAAGCAAAACTATATGATATTGCTGATGATCTAACTTTGGGATCAAGAAAGAATTATACACTGAATCATTTTATTGAGAGAGTGAAAATTTATGTTCAAGAGCAATTCAATTATGACATTATATCAGTCAACATAAAAGACTAGGAGGGAGTGTATGCTAGAAGATGATTTCTACTGTACAATCAAGTTCAAAGGTGGAGATGAAATCTTTGCCAAGGTAGCAGCAGAAGTAGAAGAAGATAGAACCATGCTTCTTGTGTCAAACCCTATTGTGGTTGAAGAAGTAAAGTTAAGAGGAACAGTTGTAGGTCATAAGTTTGAACCTTGGTTGAAATCAACTACTGAAGATATGTTCTTGGTAAATATGGATGATGTTCTTACTATGTCTGAATCAGAAGACATTGAGATGATTCTGTATTATCAAGAGTATATAAGAAAGATGCATAAAGGTAATCATGCTCAGATAGATAGGAAGATGGGATATCTCTCCTCTGTACAAGATGCTAAGGAGGTTCTAGAGAAACTCTATAAATCTAGCTAAGGCTCATCTTTCAAAGGCAACAAACCTAGTCTACTGGTAAAGTGTATCGTTGTCAACGTTTTGTTTTGCTGTTATAATAATTCCAGTAGATAAATGATTATTATGCCCTTCTCTTATACTACTATGGCAAGACCTAAGAAATCAGAGCACTATGTCAACAATAAAGATTTCTTGGCTGCCCTGGAACAGTATGCAATTGATGTTGAGAGAGCAAAGGAAAAAGAATTACCAAAACCACAGATTCCCAGATACATTGGTGAATGCTTCCTGAAGATTGCTAATCATCTGTCATATAAACCAAACTTTGTGAACTACATGTTCAAAGATGATATGATTTGTGATGGCATTGAGAACTGTGTAAGATATATCCATAACTTCAATCCAGAGAAGTCCAAGAATCCTTTTGCTTATTTCACTCAGATTATCTACTACGCATTCCTGAGAAGGATTCAACAAGAGAAGAAGCAACTTGAAATCAAGAACAAGATTCTAGAGAAGACTAACTTTGATGAGGTCTTTGACTCTAATGACCTTGACGCAAGCAATTACTCAGACTACAATAGTATCAAGGATGCTGTCCATAGTAAGTTGAGGAATTGATGCGAGTAGCAGTTATTAGTGATACTCATTATGGTGCAAGGAAAAGTTCTAAACTTTTTCATGACTATTTTGAAAAGTTTTACAATGAGATTTTCTTCCCAACACTGGACAAAGAGGGTATCACCACTGTAATTCACATGGGTGATGCCTTTGATAGTAGAAAAGGCATTGAGTTCAAAGCACTTGATTGGGCAAAGAGAGTAGTGTTTGATCCTCTTAAGGAAAGAGGTATTACTATGCATCTGATGGTGGGCAATCATGATGCCTACTACAAAAATACCAACAACATCAACTCTATTGATCTTCTCCTCAATGAATATGATAATGTGATAACATATTCAGAAGCAACTGAGGTAGTTGTTGATAAAACACCTATCCTTTTTATTCCCTGGATCAATGAAGACAATCAAGAAAAAACTTTTAAATCTATTGAAGATTCAACTTGCCACTACGCGATGGGGCACCTTGAACTCACAGGATTTAGAGCTCATAAAAACCTCATCATGGATCATGGTATGGAGAGCGAACTATATCAGAAGTTCAACAAAGTATTTTCGGGTCATTACCATACAAGGTCAAATGATGGAAGAATCTTCTACATAGGCAATCCATATGAGATGTTCTGGAATGATGTCAATGATGACAGAGGATTTATCATCTTAGATACTGATGATATGGAGTTTGAATATGTGAACAATCCTTTTAGAATGTTCCACAACATCTATTATGATGACACTCCTTATCAAATGTTTGACTCATCTCCATATCACAATAAGATTGTAAAGATCATTGTCAAATCAAAGAATGATATTACAAACTTTGAAAAATTTGTAGACAAAATCTATGAGACAAAGGTTGCTGATCTGAAGATTGTTGAGAGTTATGATTTCAACAATGGATACTTTACTGAAAATCCAGATGTAGAGACAGAAGATACCTTCTCCATCTTGAATAGATATATTGAAGAGGCAGAGTTCTCACTTGATAAATCAGTGGTTCAATCTCTCATCAAGGATGTCTATGAGGAAGCATGTGAGTTAGTATAATGTTTATAATCACAGTAGCAGGAAAGGAGAAGGAAGGTGCATATTCTGTAGTAGATGATGATGGAGAACAGGTTCTCTACATCTTTGAAGAAGAAGATGATGCTATGAGATATTCAATGCAGTTAGAAGAAATGGATTATCCTCTAATGCATGTGATTGAGATTGAAAGCGACTTAATGATTCATACTTGTGAGACACATGGTCACAGGTATGCTATCATTTCAAAAAATGACATTGTGATTCCCCCAGATAAAACTGATGCTAACCTTTAAGACCATTACCTGGAAGAACTTTTTATCAACTGGGAACCACCCTACATCAGTATCACTTGATAGTGATAACACTTCTCTCATCATTGGAACAAATGGTGCTGGTAAGTCTACTATCTTGGATGCACTCACATTCTCATTGTATGGTAAGTCCTTCAGAAAGATTAACAAGGGTCAACTTATCAATACTACAAATGAAAAAAATTGTTTTGTAGAGATTGAGTTTACTGTCAATAGTACTGAGTGGAGAGTAGAGAGAGGAATCAAACCAAATATCTTCAAGATCTATAGAGATGGTGAAGAATTGAACCAGAATTCTTCTGCTATTGACCAACAGAAGTGGTTGGAACAGAATGTCTTGAAGATGAACTACAAGTCTTTTACTCAGATTGTAATCCTGGGTAGTAGTTCTTTTGTTCCCTTCATGCAACTCCCTACAAACAGCAGGAGAGAGGTTGTAGAAGATCTATTGGACATCAAGATCTTCTCCTCTATGAATGAGATTGTAAAGGGTAGATTGCGTTTGGTTAAAGATGAAATCAAAACTCTTGAGTTGAAGAAAGACAATCTTAAAGATAAAGTTGAAATGCAGAAGAACTTTATCCAACAGATTGAAGATAAGAGTCAAGAAGATATTGCAGTCAAAGAAAATAATATTAATAATCTTTTGACTGAAGAAAATGATTTGATGAATAAGAATGAAGAAATCAACAATGATGTTGTTGTGCTTCAAACTAAGATGACTTCTCTTGAGGGGTCAGCATCTAAACTTAGAGAATATGGAAATATCAAGGGTAAATTGTCACAGAAGATTTCTGGTATTGTAAAAGAACATAAGTTCTTTACAGAAAATAGGGTTTGCCCTACCTGCTCACAAGACATTGAAGAGACCTTTCGCGTAAATAGAATTAGTGACTCTCAATCTAAAGCAGAAGAATTGCAGAAGGGTTATACAGAACTCATGGATGCAATTAAAAAGGAAGAAGAAAGGGAGTCCCAATTCCAACAGATTTCAGGAGACTTAAGTAAACTTCTTAATGGTATTACTCAGAACAATACTCACATCAATGGGTGTCAGAAACAAATCAAAAGACTGGAACATGAAATTCAAACAATTACCAGTCAAATTGCAAACAGAAATACTGAACATGAAAAGTTAGAAGAGTTTAGAAACAACCTTCAGGACACCTTTGAGACCATAAGTGAGAAAAAAGAGAAGATTACTTATCTTGATTTCACCTACAACCTCCTTAAGGATGGAGGAGTAAAAACACAAATTATCAAGAAGTATCTTCCCATCATCAATCAACAGGCAAACAAATACCTGCAGATGATGGACTTCTACATCAATTTCAAACTTGATGAAGAATTTACAGAGACCATTGAATCACCTATTCATGAGGACTTTACTTATCAATCCTTCTCAGAAGGCGAGAAGATGAGAATTGACCTTGCACTTCTTTTCACCTGGAGAGAGATTGCAAGAATGAAAAACTCTGTAAATACTAACCTGCTTATCATGGATGAAGTTTTTGATTCATCCCTTGATGGATTTGGCACAGAAGAGTTTCTCAAGATTATTAGATTTGTGATTAAAGATGCCAATATCTTTGTCATCTCTCACAAGGAGGGACTTGAGGATAAGTTTGATAATGTGATAAAGTTTGAAAAGCAAGGCAATTTCTCTAGAATAGAACCATGAATGTTCCAAACTGGCAGCATCACTCCAAGAAAGAACAGAAGATTCATCTCAAACCTGAAGCAGTAAGACAACGTAAAGAAGCATTGCAATTCCTAAAGAAAAAGTTAAATGTAACAGGAACTACATTAAGTTAGCATACGATGACTAAATATTGATAGTGAGATGAGGAGGTCATTATGCACAACCTGATATCACATAATGAACTAGCATCCTGGAAGTGGGATCAAAAACATACTCAAGATGAGAAATACGACCAAGTTTCCGAGTACTTCCAGTGCATCTCAGAATGTGGTATAGTGGACCATCAAGCAAGGAGATTCTGCAGACACATCCTAACAACTGAGTAGAAGCAAATTTAAAAGAGGAGTACTCACCAAAGCCCCCTGCACCTTAAATAAGTGTGGGGGGTTGGTTCGTGTGCCAGTTTGTAAAGTGGTTGCAATGGGTTTCAGAACCACCTAGATGCTGTAGACTATTCACATAAGCAAGAGACCCAATGGCAATCAACTATGAAATCAAGTCTCAACTGGCAAAACTGCTTGCCACTGAGGATCTGGTTGTTGAAAACAAACCTGTTGCAACTGCACAGTTCAATGTTGAAACTAGGGTTCTGACCCTGCCTATGTGGAAGCGTGCTTCCAACAGTGTCTATGACATGCTGGTGGGTCATGAAGTAGGACATGCTCTCTTTACACCTAATGACTGGTCATTTGAGGGCACTGTACCTCAGCAGTTTGTCAATGTGACAGAAGATGCACGCATTGAGAAACTGATGAAACGCAAATATCCTGGTCTTCATAAATCATTCAATGCTGGTTACAAAGAACTAGCAGAGGAGGACTTCTTCTGTCTTGATGGTGAAGATGTTGATAGTATGAATCTTGCAGACAAAGCAAACCTTTACTTCAAGATTGGTAAGCACCTTGATATCACCTTCACTGATGAAGAGAAGGTAATTGTTGAACAGATTGGTGATGCAGAGACCTTTGATGAAGCTGTTGAAGCAGCAAAGGTCATGTATGCATACTGTACAAAACCACAGGAAGAGTCACAACCTGTTGTGATTCCTCCCAGTCCAAATGGTCTACCTGGTGGTCAATCAGAGCAGCAAGAGTCACAAAATATTGAAGGATCTGGTAGCACAGATGACATCATGACTCATGAGGAAATGCTTGAAGAGGCAGCACGTCGTGAATCTGCTGATGAACTTGAGGAAGATCTTCCTGAACCTGAGGTGACTACTGACAGCACTTTTGAAGAACGCAAAGAAGAGTTCAATGGAAATCTTGATACTAATAGTCTTGAGACTGGATATCATGAACTTCCAGAATTTGATGTTGATGATCTGATTGTTCCTTTCTCTGAGATTAGGAATAAGTTTGATTGGACAGAAGATCTGTTCATGAAAGAGGATAGTAAGTCATATGCATATGTTGATGCTGAATATTCTAAATTCAAAAAGTCTGCTCAAAAAGAAGTCAACTTTCTTGTGAAAGAGTTTGAGTGTAAGAAAGCAGCAGATTCTTATTCACGTTCTGCTACTTCACGCACTGGTGTCCTTGACTGCACTAAACTGCACACCTACAAGTACAATGAGGACCTTTTCAAGAAGGTAACAATTCTTCCTGATGGTAAGAATCATGGTCTTATCTTCATTCTTGACTGGTCTGGTTCTATGGGTAATTGCATTCAAGATACTCTTAAGCAACTTTATAATCTCATCTGGTTCTGTAATAAGTGCAATATCCCCTTTGATGTTTATGCTTTTACTAATTCTTATATCAGAAATGATGATGAAGCAAGGCATGAACCCATCTGGCAGGAAGATAGGTTGCTTATCCATGGTGATTTCAGGTTGATGAATTTCTTCTCTAGTCGTGAGAAGAAAAAGGATATTGAGAAGCAGATGCATTCTCTTTTCAGGTTGGTGTGGTCTATGAAGCATTATTGTGGATACAGTTATCCTCCTGAGTTCAGTCTGTCTGGCACTCCTCTTAATGAGACTTTGATTGCACTTACTCAGATCATTCCTGCTTTCAAGAAAATGCATGGTCTTCAGAAGACTCATTGTTTTATTCTGACTGATGGTGAAGCAAATCCCTTGATGGTTGCCAAGGAAAATTCTTATGGTGGAAAGGGATCACGTCATCTCTATGCTGATCACTCTTTTATCAGGAACAGGAAGACTGGACATACCTATCAGGTAAAGCGTGCATATCATGCTTTTAGTAAGATTCTTCTTGACAATTTGAAGGAAGAAAACAAAGATTGTAACTTTGTTGGTATTCGTCTTTGTGCTCCTAGGGAAATGAATGCATTCATTAGAAGCTATGAGCATGTTACTGATGATGCTCTTAAGAAGATTAAGAAGCAGAAGTATTATGAAATCAAGAACACTGGTTACACTTCCTACTTTGCAATGCAAAGTAATGCTCTCAATCAAGATGCTGACTTTGATGTTGAGGAAGGTGCCTCTAAAGCAAAGATTAAATCTGCATTTGTCAAGAATTTGAAGACCAAGGCACTAAATAAAAAAGTTCTGAGCAAGTTCATGGAACTGGTTGCCTGACCACTTCTAGAACTGTCTGCTAGGGGGTGCTGAACCCCCAATTCTCCTTTATAATTGATCTGTTGAAACAAACCACTATGGCACTCTCCACTGAATACATCCTGTCCTCCCTGTCCAATCTCTATGGTGAAGAAGTAGTTGCTGCTGATGTTCGTGCATGGTGTGCAATGAATGGCACTACCTATCAAACTGTCACTAAAAAACTTGATGATTACAAAGTTGGACGTGGCAAGTGGAACCTTGAAGTAACAAAGGAGACAGTAAAAGAACTAGAAGTATCTTATAGTGCTCCTGCTGCAATTCCTGCAGTAGAACAAAACCTTATTCCTCAGAAAGATGATACCTTCGTCCCTTTTGGTAACTTCACAGATATCAAAAAAATTATTAAGTCCAATCTTTTCTACCCTACGTTCATTACAGGTCTCTCTGGCAATGGCAAAACGTTCTGTGTTGAACAAGCTTGTGCGCAACTCAACAAAGAACTGATTCGTGTCAACATTACCATTGAAACTGATGAGGATGACCTGATTGGTGGTTTCCGTCTTGTGAATGGTGAGACTGTCTGGCACAATGGTCCAGTGATTGAAGCACTACAACGTGGTGCTGTTCTGCTCCTGGATGAGATTGATCTGGCATCTAACAAGATCCTTTGTCTGCAATCCATTCTTGAGGGCAAGGGATTGTTCCTTAAGAAGACTGGTCACTATATCAGTCCTGCTGAAGGATTCCAAATCTTTGCCACTGCTAACACCAAGGGTAAGGGTTCTGATGATGGACGCTTTATTGGCACCAATGTTCTTAATGAAGCATTCCTTGAGCGTTTCCCAGTAACTTTTGAGCAGTCCTATCCCACTCCTGCCACTGAGCAGAAGATTCTTGAGGGTATTGCATCTGACCTTAATGTGGTTGCTCCTTC